TTGCGAACACTTCACAATGGGCAAACCTAATGACATTGAACGATTCAGGTCGTCCAATCTACATGGCTGCACAACCTTCAAACGCAGGCGGTTCAGTTCGTCCAGATTCAATTCGTGGAAACGTTGCAGGACTTGATCTTTACGTCACTGCAAACGTACCGTCAGCAAATGACACTGACAAAGATGATTCAATGCTAATCATCAACCCAACTGCATACACATGGTATGAATCACCAACGTATCGCCTACGCGCAGACGTTATTGCTTCAGGTCAGGTATCAGTTTCAGTTTACGGATACGGTGCAATTGCAACGAAAATCGGTGCAGGCGCATTCGGTATCAATAAGACCTGATAACTAACCCCAACTAATCATGCGGCGGGTTCTCCCGATCTCGCCGCAGCCGATCGAAAGGAAACGGACATGCCAGTCATTGTCACTGCAAGCCAATTGCGCACGGTGCTTGGCGTGTCCGTTTCACTTTATTCAGACAGTTACCTGGACGAAATTATCAACACCGCTGAAGCCGTCATTTTGCCCATGTTGGTTGCAAACACTTCAGCCGTTAACGCTTACAAACTAGAATCAAACGTTGCTTATTTTTACACCGCCCGCGAACACCATTTTGTTGCTGGTCAGTCAGTCATTGTTGCTGGTTTGCCTGCACCGTTCACTGCAACACACACGGTCGTGACCGTAACACCGTATTATTTCACCGCTGCATTGACTTCAACAAACGTCACATTGCGCGACATAATTCCAACAGGCACTGCAACACTTTCAGGCTATTCAGCAGCTGATCTATACGCAACCAGTGCCCCAATTGAATCTGCAATTTTGGCAGTCAGCGTTGAAGTCTTTCAGTCACGCGTTGCAGCAGGCGGTCAGATTGAAGGCGTGGACTTTACTTCGACGCCGTACCGCATGGGGCGCAGCCTAACCAACCGCGTTTCGACCCTGCTTATGCCGTACCTGGACGTTGAAACGGTCGTTCAATAAGTGCCAGCCAATGCCGTTTCTGAAACCCGCGCAGCCTTAGCCAACGCCTTCAGCGCGTTATCGGCGACCTGCTACGCAAGCGTGCCTGAATCCCCAATTCCACCCGCCATTGTGATCGTGCCCGATTCACCTTACATGGAAGTTGTTTTGATAGGTAAGGCAAAAACACAGGTCAAAATCAATTTTGCAATCACTGCCATTGTTGCTTCAAATAGCAACGCAGGGTCACTAGACAACCTGGAAAAACTCATCATGGGAATTCTTGCGGCAATGCCCGCAGGATACGTTGTTGGACAGATCGAAAAGCCGACGGTTCTTGAAGTGGGTCAGTCGCCCATGTTGGTTGCTGACATCAACGTTTCAACGTACTACACACAGACAACCTAGGGGACAAAATGCCAACGACAATCATTACGGGTCGCGATTTAGTCGTGACCATTGCAACCGTTAACTATGACGCGCAGGCGACCAGCGCAGTCCTAGCAAACTCACCAACAGTCGAGACTTACCAAACACTTGACGGCAAGGCTTACAAGCACATTGACGACCAGTGGACATTCGACGTTTCAATGCTTGCTGACTGGGGCGCGACTGGTTCATTGTGCGAAGCATTATGGACTGCGTGCGAATCAGCACCAAACACAACATTGGCGGTTTCACTAACTGCCGTGACTGGTGCGGTTTTTGCGTTCAACGTCATGCCAGTATTTCCAGCAGTCGGCGGGTCAGCACCTGACGCGCAAACCGTTGACCTATCATTTATCGTGGTTGGAACACCAACTGAAACATTCAGCTAAAAACAACTAATCGGGAGACAAAATGAAGTTACCAATAACAATTGAATACAACGACGGTACGCAGATCACTTACACGGCTGCGCCACCTGAGTGGGTTAAATGGGAAAAGCAAACGGGCAACACAATTGCCCAGGCGCAAGAGAAAATCGGAATTTCCGATTTAGTCTTTCTCGCTTATCACGCCATGAAGCGCGAAGCCGCTGGGAAACCAGTCAAGCCAATCGAAGCATGGACGGAAACCATTTCCGAAGTGATCGTCGGTGAAGCAAACCCAAAAGCCACCCAGTCGGAAGCCTAAGCCGAATCGTTTGGGAAGTAGCCCTGGCAACGGGGCTACCGCCCAGCGAATTTGAAAGTGCCGAAGACATTTTGACGGTCATTGAAATCTTAGAAAGGCGGGCAAATGGCAACTGACGCGATCAGTTATGACAAAGCAGAATTGCGCGCCATTGTCCGATCATTTAAAGCAATGGACGAAGAAGCAATAAGCCAGGCAAAAAAAGTTACAAGCGAATTGGCAACATACGTCAAAGGCAAAATCGTTGACGCGGCTGGTCGTACAAATAACCGCCTGGACAACCGCGTTGCCGAAGGCGCGAAGGTTTCCAAATCTTCCAAAATTGGCGAAATCAGTTTTGGTTTTGCAGGTCAAAAATTAAGCGGTGGTGGCACGACTCAACAATTGTGGGGCGGTGCTGAATTCGGTTCAAACCGTTTAAAGCAATTTCCAGTGTGGTCAGGGCGTGAAGGTCGCGGGTCACGCGGTTGGTTTATTTATCCGACGCTTAGAAGCGCGCAGCCTGAAATTGTCAAAAAGTGGGAAAACGCATTTTCAACAATCGTTAAGGAGTTTGACTAATGGCTGGCAGTCGTACCCTTAAACTTTCGATTCTTGGTGACGTTGACAATCTGAACAAATCGCTGAAAACCGCTGGCAAGGACGTTGAAACCTTCGGCGACAAAATGGGCAAGGTTGGCAAAATGGTTGGCGCGGCGTTTGCTGCTGCCGCTGCTGCGGCTGGTGCTTACGCAATCAAAATCGGCATTGAAGGCGTCAAAGCCGCCATTGCAGATGAAAAGGCACAAACACAATTGGCATTGGCGTTGGAGAACGCTACGGGCGCAACAAAGGCACAAATTGCGGCAACTGAACAATCTATTCTTCAAATGTCATTGGCAACTGGTGTCGCCGACGACGAATTGCGTCCAGCATTGGGTCGCCTGGTCAGATCAACGGGAGACATCACCCAGGCACAAGACTTACTTTCAACCGCCCTTGACATTGCCACGGCGACAGGCAAACCGCTGGAAACAGTTGCCAACGCATTGGGTAAGGCATACGACGGCAACACGGCTTCATTGGGCAAACTGGGCATTGGTCTTTCAGCAGCTGAATTGAAGACAATGGACTTCACGCAGGTTCAATCCAAACTTTCAGATTTATTCGGTGGGGCTGCTGCACGCAACGCGGATACATACGCGGGACGAATTGCAAGAATGCAGGTCGCCTTCGACGAAGCCAAAGAAACAATTGGTTTTGCGTTGCTTCCTATTCTTGAAAAAATGATTCGTTTCATCAATGACAATGCACTTCCAATCATCAACGCATTTTCAGGCGCGTTCAGCCTTAACGGCAATGGTCTTGGCGGCGTCATCACGACATTGGGCAACATCATTGTGAACACTTTCACGCCGATCATCAATGGTTTGCTGAAGGCGTTTGGTTACGTCAAAAACGCAATTGGTGACAACCTAGACACATTCAAAGAATTTGGCGGTTACATTGCAACCTATCTTGCGCCCGTCATTGGCACGGTACTGGGTGGGGCGTTGCAGGTTGCAGGCAAAATCGCAGGCGGCGTTATTGACGTCATTGCTGGCGTTGTCAAGATTTTGAACGGTTTGATTTCCGGGGCGGTTGCTGGAATCAATGCGTTGATTTCTGCCTATAACGCAATTCCATTTTTGCCAAACGTCGGAAAGATAACGACGCCAACCGTCAGCGTTCCAACAATTAAGACACCGACAGTTTCAACTGCCGTTCCAAAAATTCCGACAATTGCAACGCCTTCAACCAGCGGGACAACTTCAACCGCGGGCGGTGGTGTCGCAACTGCTGCAAAGGTCGCTGCAACTGCTGCTGCCGCTTCAGCGGGAATTCCAAGCAATTTCAACGTGGGTTCATTCCGCATGGGTGAAGAAAAAGACCGTGTCGGCACAACGATTAACCTGACCGTGACTGGTGCGTTTGATAAAGAAGGCACTGCCCGCACAATTGTTGACACTTTAAACAATTCCTATTACCGCGGCACAGGTGGCGCAACTAACCTGCAAATAGCATGACGCAATGGAATCCCGTTTGGCTGGTTGAAATTGACGGTGTGGCTTACACAGAAGCGGTTTTGGCAAACCTTGCAATTCGGACTGGACGCAGCAACATTTATGAGCAGGCGCAGGCAGGCTATGCCAACATTCAGCTGATTGATCTTGCACAATCAACAATTCCAGTTTCAATCAATAGCAGTATTTCAGTCCAAGTTCAGGACACATCAGGCACATACGTTCCCATTTTCGGCGGCAGCGTCGTTGACATTGTGATCGAAGTCCGCGACGTAGGTTCGACGACTTTCACGCAGACTTATTCGATCACGGCATTGGGTGCATTGTCCCGACTTCAAAAAGCATTGACCGACGGCGTTTTGTCAAAGGATTTTGACGGCGATCAAATCTTGTCATTGTTGACTGACCTGCTTGTTAACAACTGGAATGAAGTGCCAGCGGCATTGATTTGGGCAGATTACGATCCAACAGTTACATGGGCAACGGCTGAAAATACTGGGCTGGGTGAAATTGATACACCAGGTGAATACGAATTGCAGGCACGGTCATCAGAAAGAACCAACGTCTATTCATTGGTTTCATCATTGGCAACTTCAGGGCTTGGTTACATTTACGAAAACGCACAAGGGCAAATTTCTTATGCTGACGCCACACACCGCAGCCAATACCTTTCGACCAACGGATACGTCGATCTCACTGCCAATCAGGCGCGTGCGGCAGGGTTGCGTGTTGAAACCCGCGCAGGCGACGTACGAAACCAAATAACGATTCAATACAAAAACGGTCAGGAAGCAAGCGCAAGCGACGCGGGTTCAATTGCCACATACGGCAACCTTGGTCAGATCATCACCACAACGCTTGAAAAAACCGTGGACGCTGAATACCAGGCAGACTTTTACCTAAGCCTTAGAAAAGACCCGCAAGCCATTTTCAGCGAAATCACCTTTGACCTGACAAATCCTGAACTGGACAATTCTGACCGCGACAACCTTCTCAACGTTTTCATGGGTGAAGCGGTGGCGATCAATGACCTACCCGCCAACATGGGTTCAATCTTCCAGGGCTTCGTCGAAGGCTGGTCGTTCCAGGCTGGATACAATACCCTTTCCATTTCAATGATCGTTTCCCCAACTGCCTATTCATTGCAAGCATTGCAGTGGGACGAAATTGCCAACACATTTACCTGGTCGGGCGTGTCGCCAACGCTTGACTGGGCGCGTGCAACAATTATCACTTAACGAAGGAGACTCAAATTACAAATCCCACAACCCCCTTTTCGTGGCAAATGCCGACGGCAAGTGACCTTGTAACGGACTTGCCTGCTGATTTTGAAACATTTGGTCAAGCCGTTGCCACTTCAATGGCTGATTTGCTTGGTGGCACAACTGGTCAGGTATTGTCGAAGGCGTCAAACACTGACATGGACTTCACCTGGGTTGCGCAAGACGATAGCAACGCAATTCAAAATGCAATTGTTGACGCAAAGGGCGATCTCATTGCAGCCAGTGCAGCTGATACACCTGCTCGCCTAGCAGTTGGCGCAAATTATGGTTTCTTGCAAGCCGACTCAGCACAATCAACTGGACTTGCTTGGAACGCTGGCGCGTGGACTAGTTTTACACCAACAGTAACCGCACAAATGGGCACAGCGACAACTCTTTCAGCAGAAGGTGCTTATCAAAGAATTGGAAAAACTTGCATTTACCGCGCTTATGTAAGTGTTAGCAATAAAGGAACGGCAGACGGCAACATGTTTATCGAATTACCTTTCCAAACTGCAAATAAAAGACAATCAGGAACGGGCGCAGACATCAACCTTAATGGTTTTGCTGCAAGTGTTTTGGTAGAAAGTAGCGCAACTAATTGCATCGTTAGAAAATACGATTTTACAACATTTTGGGTCAATTCAGTTGGTATAGCGGTACAATTAACTTATGAGGTGGCGTAATGACAAAATTTGTTTCAGGAATTGGAAATGATGAAAACATTTCAGATGATCTTTACTTAGCACGCATGCGCCATTGGCGAGATACAGAGTTAGCGCGTACGGATTGGACACAAGTTGCAGACGCACCAGCGGATAAAGCAGCCTGGGCAACTTATCGTCAAGCGTTGCGCGATTTACCAGCAAGCAACAATGATCCGCGCGAGATTGAATTACCTGTTGCACCATGAGTAATTTTCCACAAGGCACAAATGCCAGGTTGATCGAAATCGCAGCAGCTGAAGTTGGCACAATTGAAGAAGGCGACAACCTGACAAAGTACGGCAAATTTACAAAGGCAGACGGTTTGCCCTGGTGCGGAAGTTTCGTCAATTGGTGCGCAGCGCAGGCAGGTGTCAAGATTCATTCAGTCGTGGGAACTGCCGTTGGCGCACACAAGTTTAAAGAGATTCAGCGTTGGTCAGGCATGCCGCAACTTGGTTACTTGGCTTTCATGGACTTCCCACATGACGGAGTTGATCGCATTTCACACATTGGAATTGTTGTTGGGCTGATCGATTCAAAAACATGTTTGACGATTGAGGGCAACACCAGCGGGACAGGCGACCAGCGCAATGGCGGCATGGTAATGGTGAAGGTTCGTTCATACGGTGAAGGCAAGGAAATTGTGGGTTTCGGCATTCCAAAGTTTGTGCCGTACAAGGGCGAATTTCCAAAAATCGAAATACCTACAACGGCAGCGAAGCCAAAGAAGGAGACAAAAAAATGGTCGAAGCCAAAGCCCTAATCGCGTCATGGGCGCGTTCATTCATGGCAGCAGCACTTGCCCTATACATGGCAGGCGTTACTGACCCAAAGACACTTGCAATGGCAGGTGTTGCAGCGGTTGCACCAGTCATTTTGCGCTGGTTAAATCCAAACGACAAAGCCTTCGGTTCTACGGGGAAGTGAACCGTCGATTCGCAGCGGCTGGGTTGGTTTGGGCACTTGCACTAACCCAGTCCGCATGCGGGTATCAGGGGTGGACACGTTA